GTGGAAAGTACCCATGGGAATTCTTTTGACCGCCCAGTATTTGTATGATCCCCTGGACGTATCCAGCTTGACAACGGCATATTCTTTAGCATCGGTATTCCAAGGTAATCCAACTCTTATAATTTCAGCATAAATGTATTCCTTTTTCCAAGGATTGTATATTTCTACTCTCATCGAAACCTCCTATTATTCAGGCATCATTGCCTATTTACTCTCCTACTATACTCAATGACTCATAGTATGTCAAGAGGTATTTAGGAATTATTTTAAAAATAATTAAAAGAATATCCTTGACACCAGCCCTAAAGGGTGAAAGAATAAATACGCTTGACCGTATGCGCGCTTGACCATGCGTACTACACATATGGTTTTTAAAGTATTTAAAGCAGTACTGGGAAGTTTATATCATGGAAGTCTGTTAGGTTTTAAGGAAGTCGTAGTTTTTTCAAACCTTTTCAGTCCAGGTATTCAATGGGTTCTCCACCTGTACCTCAGCATAAACTCATCGCCACTCAGGCGTATACACAGGCAGGTATAGGTACTGTTGCAATTGCTAAAGAACTTGGAGTATGTAGAAATACTATAAGACTTTATAAGAAGGCATTACAGAGTGATTTGTGTAGGTTAGACCCTAATCAAGTTGCCCTCTTTAAAGAAAAGATAGAAGGATACTTCCTGCAACGCTCTGTTAAAGCATTAGATTCAATGTCTCAAGAGAAGTTTGACAAGGCACCACTAGACAAGCTTGCATTCGTTTCTAAAATATTGAATGATGCTTACAGATTAAGTAGTAATCAATCTACTTCAAACGTTTCTATTCATGTTAGTGGTGTTGTTGAAGAGATAGAACGACAACGTAAGAAGGAATACACTAAGAAGAAGTAGCCCTTATATATAATGTAGGGGGGTGGTAGGGGGTAGGGAGGGTTTGAGGTTGCGGTATACCGTTATACTGACTTATAACACGTATGACATATCCTAAGACCCCTTTTCATGAATTCTCATTGTGAATAAATATATTTTCAATTATAAACTCATGAGAACATTTGAAAACTCAATTATAAATTCTATAATGAAGTCAATCAGAATAAGTATGGGAATAAAAACCTTAGTACATCCCAAATGGAAAAGAAGGATACTGAAGGTTATGCGTGAATACTAAATGGTCGGTGCGGCGTGGTGGGTACACGCAATCGGTTCTGCTACCTGACGGAAGGCAGACACTAATAAATACAGTTCTACCAGAACTGAACCAGACATGGCAGGAGTATATGAGATGGGTTCGAATCCTACCACTGACCGCTTAATGGAGAGGGTATGAAATACATTGACCTTGGTGACTACATCATCAGGATTCGTGATGGTCATACACCTAGCAACTGGCATCTAGATATCCTGTCGCTATATAACAATCTTGGCTGTTCAGTTGATATTGATATTGAGGCTATGTTTCAATTAAGGAATATGATTCATACTTGTCTTGAACATTCTCCTACACCAATAACTGCCGAAGTTAAGGACAACACATGAAACACACACCCCACACTGACCACTTATCTGAAGATGAGAAGAAGGCTATTGTCCTGGGGAATGATACCATTGATATGTGGTCTGCATTATCCACCCCTAAGAGAGCATACGTCAGACAGCAGATGAAGGATGCAGGACTATCCCCTGAACGCATCAAGGAACTTGAGAAGGAAATGATGGCAGGGCGTATGTTCAAGACGAAGCTGGGTAAGCCTAAACTGATTGTTAATGGGGTTGAGCAAGATCATGAGGGAAATTAAGACAATGAGGGGAGATTGGAAGCATGTATTTACAGTACCCCCTGGTTATCAGCCCGTATGCGAGGATGGCAGGGTCAGGATATTCCCCAATGACCTTAAAGACTTGGAGATGTCTGATGTGCTTGAGATAATTGTGAATAATGTGATCAAGGAAGAATCCAATGACCACTGATACCAAGATAGATATTGGCTCCATGACTGCTGGGCGTGAGCTTGACTCCATGATCGCCGAGAAGGTAATGGGATATACTGTCAAGGATACTTCTTCTGACGAAACTCCGTGGAGGCAATGCTATGGTTGTCTTTATAAAGATGATCTTGACGATATTATTGAGATCGAACCTATCAACGATGATAGCCCAGCAAGTAATTACAATAGGTGCTTGAGGCAATACTCCACTGACATATCAGCAGCGTGGCAACTCGTTGAACCACTTGATGAAAATGGGGAACGAAGATTCTATTTTGATGTTAAATCTGTCGTTTGTGGTGGATGGGTTTGTGAGGTTCATGATGAAAGAAAATTTGTCAGTAGACTTCACAAGGGTGGTGATTTTGCAAGCGGTGGATGCCTCATTGCATGCGAGTTTTCCGACACGGCCCCATTAGCCATCTGCAAAGCAGCATTGAAGGCTGTAATGGATGGTAAATAATTGGTGATGAACTGGTCACACACATTGATGGCAATGAATACCGACTTGTGACGACTGTGACAGGTAATTCACCAGCAACAATGGAGATTGGCTCTGGATCACTTGACTTTGGTACAGAAGAAGAATGGAAGGATCTTATGGTAAAACCAGGACAGGTCATTATGCTACCAAATAATCCATTCATAAGAATGGAATGGGATGGTAAGGATGGTATTGCCTTCCTTCCAAGGAAAGAACAAAATGACATGTGCAAATCCACCAACATTTTTGATTATATAGACTGATGGCTAATATATTTGATGGTCATACTGTTGCCAAAGAACCAGTTGCGTCCGAGGGGTTTACTGTGGACATGCTCATAAAGGCCAAGGAGCAGATGGATGCTGAGATCAGGAAAACATTTCATGTTCCTGCATTTGAGGAAATGCTGAAACGGGATTATATGGATAGTGTCACAGGAGTACAAAATAATTGGATGCAACGGTTTCAAGATTGGGTTGAGAGGAATGATTTTAAAGAACCAGAGCCAGAACAATCAACCAATATCTTTGACTACATCGAGGTGTGATGATGGATAAGATGATGATGAAGATGTATTGTGAAAAACTTAGGAGGGATATTGGTGCAAGTGAGGTTGTTTGGCAACACTACAACTGCGATGAAGAGATTCAATTCGCGTTCAAATTTGGTGACTATAGATGTGGTATAATAGTAAAGACAGTTGATTTCAATAAAACCCCAATCAACATTACAGACATGATCCGTGAAACTATAATCAATCAGATGCATGCAAGATCAATGGGAAATTCCGTAGAAAATTCAAACATTTTTGATTACATTGAAGTCTAATGGGCGTACCGTTACTGATAGGTAATGTTGGGAGTAATTTAAGAGATATGGCATCAATTGGATTACCACTTACATTCGCTGATCGCATTCGTCAGGCAACAGGTATTGATGATATAAGGATTCAAAAGAATGGTTATAGTCTTGAAACAACAATTTCCCTGGTGGTTAATGGTAAGAATGGACTCACCCGCACATGGAAGCAAATATATAGCCAGAACATGATTATGAGTATGAGGACTATGGAACCAATAATTGATGAATTGATTTTTAATGGAAGGAAGTTGAAGGCAGAGGTTGACGGAATGCCCGAACCCAAACGTGAGCATCATATTGACAACAATATATTTAATTACATAGGAGTGTAACATGCCTAAACATACCGTGAAGGAACGAAGTATTGGCAAGTCAGCAGGTCAGCCTGGAAGTCTCCATGCAGTTGCTATTAATGCACCGATAAAGGTCATTAAAAGGACGCGTGTGATCACCAGCGTTGCAACGCCAAAGGTAAGAAGGGCTGAAACATCCACAGCGGTAAAGAAAACAATGAAGAGAACGTGACATGCGTGGAAAACTCGGACAACTTGGTACGATTATCAAAGGATGGTCGCTTAATCCCATTAAATTCGTGGAAGAAGCCCTTGGTGTCAATGAGTCTGTACGTGCTGATCTGAAGATCACTTCCCAGCAGAAGGATTTCCTCAATATGTTGGGAAAGTTGGTCAATGCCAAGATCAAGAATTATTATAAGGCTGATCTGGACGAAGAAGAACAGGACTTGGTATCAAAATGGGGCATTTCCGTGATGGCGGCCATGGGTGTTGGCAAGGATGCCGCGCTCGCATGGGCAATACTATGGTTCATGTATTGTTTTCCATATCCTAAAATACCATGTACCGCCCCTGTTGCCGATACGCTGCGGTATATCCTCTGGTCTGAAGTGTCCAAGTGGCTGAATCATCGTAAAGACGATGGCACATACGCATGTACCATCCGTGATGCGTTTGAGGTCATGTCAGACACCATCCAGTATACCCTTGTTGACAAGGCAGAAAAGGGAAAACGATGGTTCGCTGTAGGCCGTACTGCAAATCCCAAGAAAAATGAGGATGATCAGGTCGAAACCCTTGGTGGATTCCATGAGGATTTCGTCATGGTCGTGGTCGATGAAGCCACTGGTGTTCCTGAACCCGTGTTTAAGCCGTTATCAGGAGGTCTGACTGGTAAATGCAACTTCATTGTCATGATCTTCAACCCGACCAAGCGCACTGGATATGCGATGGAGTCGCAGTTGGGTGATGGTCGTAAGAACTGGATCAAGCTGAACTGGAATGCCCATGATTCTGAACTCGTCACCAAGCAGCATATAAAGAATGTAAAAGAAAAATACGGTGAAAACTCCAATTTCTATCGTATTCGTATCATGGGATTGCCGCCAATCAGTGAAAAGGGTACATTAATCCCCTGGGATTGGGTGGATGATGCAGTGGATCGAGAGATAAAGATCGATGAAGAATATGATCCGATTATTTTTGGCGTTGACTGCGCTGGCATGGGTGAGGATTCAAGCGTAATCATTGCCCGACAAGGCGGCAGGGTCTTATCAGTTGACACGTATGATAAACTACGTACAGATGAACTTGCTAACTGGGTGCTGTTGAAGTTGTCTGAATATGATAGTGAGGAAATCGGTGCTTGTTTCATTGATACCATCGGGATTGGTGCGGGTGTTTATGATCAGGTCAAAAAGAACTTCAGGAAAGCTCGCGCCATTAACGTTTCAGAGTCCACATCACAAAAGGCGAAGTTCCAACGGCTGCGTGATGAATTGTGGTGGAAGGTTAAATGTCTGTTCGAGGAAAGGCTGATTTCGATTCCCAACAATGAAGCATTGATCGCTGAATTATCCAGTCCCAAGTATGGCCCTGATGAAAGAGGAAAAATAAAAGTTGAATCTAAAAAGAAAATGCGTGAAAGGGGAATAAAAAGTCCTAATATAGCAGACGCATTGATACTGACATATGCCGTTAATGATGCGGTATTCAAACATACCAGAATGAATGAACGACCTTACGAGAGAAAGTATTCATGGCGGGAAAAGATACCAGGGAAATCGCACTCTTGGATGGTCGCCTGAATAAATCTAAAATAAAAGAGTGGCTTATTGAAAATAAGTTTATTAAGATCGACGACAAGTTTACAGGAGAGGTTGTGATTCATTTGAACATGGGTGGCATCACCCATGTATCAACAACAAATAAAGTGTGGTATAAGTAGTTTCGGCAGTTAACCAAAACTCTAAAGAGATTTCAGGTAGCCCGAAGCGTGCGTCATTTGGAAGGCGCATTCTTCGGGCTTTTTTTATTATGCCCCCAGCACAGGAACAAATCGGTTTCTTCAGGACGACCACCACAGGTCGTCATTTCCATATAGCCCATCTTCGTCCAGGTGGTGAGGGTGAAACTTCTTTTGATCGTGGACATAAGCATCTGCTTGTATTTGAAGAAACTGTCCCTGAGATCATTGAACAGGGTCAGGTTGTTCAGGAGGGACAAGGTGAATGGTTATTTGAGCCAGCCGTTGATGGTCATACCCATGAAGGATTCATTCCAGTTCCAGAAGAAATCAAACAGGAAAAACAATCAGACGAAAAGATTGTCGCAGAAACCATTAGCCTGTTCAAAGAAGCAAAAGAGATTGAGAAGATGTCCCGTGATGCCGCAATGGAATCAGAGGAATTTTATAAGGGGAATCAGTGGGATCAGGAAGCCAAACGATTTCTTGAATCCCAACAGCGATCAGCACTCACCATTAATGAAATCCAGCCGAAGATTGATCTCCTAAGCGGCATTCAAAGACAGAACCGATCTGATATCAACTATCTTCCTATGGAGGATGGCGATCAGCGTGTTGCGGAAATCCTCAATATCGTCACCAAGAACATCCTTGAACAGTCAAACTTTGAAGCTGAAGAAACTGAGGTGTTCATGGATGAAGCGATTACGGGTCGTGGAAACTTCAACATATTCATTGATACGGAAAAGGACATCACGGGCGAGATCAGGGTTGAACACTTTCCCTGGGATGATGTGTTTTACGGCCCTCATGAAAAGAAAGACGCATCAGACCTTGAGTACATGATTAAACGTAAGATATTTTCTGAAGCCAAGCTGAAACAGATTGCACCTGAAAAGGCTGAGGAAATCGATCAGATGTTTGAGGTATTGGAAAGCGACCCTGAAGTGGTGAAAAGATTGCAGCGTTTGGTTGGTCGTCAGTTCGTGCTTGCCCCTAACAAGATCACTGTAAGCGGTGAACCCATTATCGACATTCAACGCAAACAACTCATGTTGCTTGAACTCTGGCGTAAAGTATTCAGAAACATACCCATCCTCATAAACAATCAGGATGGATTATTGCTGAATGCTGAAAACTGGACTACTGCGGATGTGAATCGTGCCAAAACGATTGATGGCATTGTTATGGTCGAACAAAAGGTTCATCGTATGAGGATCAGCGTGGTCGCGGGAACAATCATGATTCAGGATAGAGTACCCGATCTTGCGGTACAGGATTTCCCCATTATCCCCGTATATGCTCAGAAGCGTGGGAATATGTATTGGGGCAAGGTGGAACCCGCCAAAGACATGCAACGAGAAATCAACAAGCGTCATTCACAGTCAGTTGACATTATGAACAAGGTGGCGTCTTATGGATGGTTCGTGGATGAAAATACATTCCTTAAGCCCCATGAACGCAGGAAGTTTCTCAAAACATCTTCTGCACCAGGATTTGTCGCAGAGGTAAGTGATGTCAGTCGTATTCCAGTAAAGGTTGAGGGAACAAAATTCCCAGGAGAGATCGTCAATCTTGAACAACTTGCCACTCAGAAAATGCGTGACATCATGAATATCCCCGCTGATCTTTCTGGAATCGCAAGTCGGGCTGAATCTGGTATTGCAATCATGGCTAAACAACGGCAGGGGTTAACAGGGAATGAATATCTTTATGACAGTCTCGCAAGGGCGAAGAAAACAATAGGCCGACATCTGGTGAAATTCATTCAGGAATTGTACAGTCCTGACAGGATATTGAGATTAATTGAAAATCAGGCCATGAAAGAAACCATTTCTATTGGTGGTCAGGAAATACAGGGTGAGATGGATGATGATACAAGAATTGCCATCCTTCAATTACTGAACAATACCGACCTTTCACGTTTCGATGTGGTGGTGTCTGAAAGCGCATCAAGCCCGACGATGAAGGAACGTACATTCATTACATATCTTGAACTGCTTCGTGCGGGTGCACCCATACCGTTTGATCTTGTACTTGAGTTTAGTTCATTGCCTGAAAAGGAAAAAGTATTACAACGCATTCGGCAACAGCAACAGGCAGAAGCAGAAGCGGAACAGCGAAAGAGTGATGTTGAAATAGAGAAGACAATGATTGCGGCACAGGCAAAACAGGGTGGCAGGATGTCGCAACAACCAACAAACGGCGAAATGTTGCCACAGGCATTACCGTTCTAAAAGGAGGTGATTGAATGCCTATATTGCAGGATACAAAGGATGTAACGATAGCAGCATTGAATGACGATACGGGTGATCTTGCTGCTCAAGCAGGTCTGTTTGATTTTTCTTTGGATTTCGGGACTCTTGTAGCGACCGTCACCTTGGAAAGATCATTTGATGGAGGAAGTAGTTTCAGAACAATTGATACATTTACATCTTCAGTTGAACAAACATTACAGGTGGGATCACCTCAATTAGTAAGGGCGAGAATATCAGCTTTTACTTCTGGAAGTGGTACCGCTAGATTACGTCAACGTCCCGTAAGATAAAAGGAGATTTATGTCAGTAGAAAACCCAGTCGATGCAAAACCCGCTGACCAGAAGACCATCGAGGATGAACTGGCTAACCTGTCGAGTGAAGAACTCGATAAGCTGGTTAATCCTGATGCTGACAGCAATAGTCCTCCTGAACCAACCCAAGCGACTGATGGGGACAATCAGGATGCAAAAGGTGTGCAGAAACCTCAAGGTCAGACAGATGCGGCACCCCCACAAGAGGATGTGCTGAATACAATCCGTTCTGATATGGAAAAACTGCAAAAGCGTGTCGATGATAAGGACGGTATGATTAGTCGGCAAGCAGATGAAATCGGTCAGTTGCGTAAGTTGGCTCAGTTGGATGGCGTTGATTCACTCCAACCGAACAATGGTTATCCACAGCAGTATCCTCAACAGTATCCCCAAAATCCATATCCTCAGCAGCAGCCACAGCATGATGCTTATGGGGCAGAAGAAAATCCCATAACACCATTACAGGCTGTCAAGATTGAATTGGACAAAAGGGAGAAAGATAGGGATCGTCAGAATTACCAGGCTCAACAGGCGAGTAATCATGTGAAGGATTACGTGAATACTCAAATACCCGATTTTGGTAATCATATTGACGACATAGCTGAAATCGCACAGGAGATTGGTATTTCTCCTGAGAATGTGAGTGCCTTTAGAAGTAATCCGTATGTCAATGATGCAGCGACATTGCTTGGTCTTGCTAAAGCGGCGCATTACAAAAAGCAATTCACCGATATGCAGGATCGAATCAAATCAATCCGCAATAAGGATGGCGGGATGGTTGACAAGATCAAAAAAGCAAGGGATCAAAGCACTGCGATTACGGGGGCTTCGGGGCAGTCAACGAAAGTAGGCAATATCGTAGTTAAGGATTCTCAAGTGGGCGCAATGTCCGATGAAGAGTTGACTGAAATCTTGGCTAATGATAATGGTTAGGAGGATAAACGATGGCTAAGACAACCTTTGAAACAGATAATGCGCTTACCAGGAAGGCTTTTGAAGAAAGGCTATTCCGCGATACGATCAAGGAAGCGTACTGGTCACGATTCATGGCCCCTGGCGAAAATGCCGTGGTTATGGTCGATGATCGGTTTACCCGCGAACAGGGTGATCGTATCACCTTTGGATTGGCTGCGCGTCTTGGTGGGCTTGCTCAAGCTGTCAGGGGCGAAGGTCAGTTAGAAGGTGCAGAACAACGTCTGACCACAAGTTCGTTTAACGTCACGCTTGAGAAGATTCGTGTTGCAGTGCGTGATCGCGGCAGTCTTGATCGTCAGCGTGCAGTATTTTCCATTGATAATATTTCGATGGAAAGGTTAAGAGGTCAGGGTTCGGAAATTATTGATGATCTCGCTTTCGAGAAAATCTATTTGTCACCGACTACCACTTTTTTTGGTGGTGATGCTACCTCAGAAGGTGATCTGGATACCACTGACCTGATTACGCCTGAATTGCTTTCACGTATTAAAGCGGCAGCAATCACAGGTCGTAATCGTCGCCAGACTCCACTACGTCCTATCCGCATCGAAGGCAAGTCATGGTATATCATGCTTGTCCATCCTGATGTCATGCACGATATGTTTGAGGATTCAGCATTCTTGCAAGCCAGAAGGGAAGCGGAGGTACGTGGTGAAGCGAACCCGATTTTCCAGGGTGCCAAAGCCATCTACAATGGTGTGATTATCCATGAGCATGAAAGCGTGGAAATCTTCCTTGATGGCGGTGGGGGTTCAAATGTACCTGGCGCACGCAATCTGTTCCTAGGACAGCAATCACTTGTTTGGGCATGGGGAAAACGCCCACAGGTCGTTGCCGAGGAATTTGATTACGGTGATGAACATGGTTTTGCGTGGGGATTCCTGGCAGGTGTAGCAAAACCCACGTTTGATACTGGAAAAGGAACAAACGATTATGGGTCTTTTCAGGTCACGACTGCCCGTACTCGTATTTCCGATCTATAATTGTGAGGGAGGAATAAATCATGGCAACTATCAGTGATTTCATTGATGGAACTGTCGGAAGTAGGTTCAATATTATTGAACATATTGAAGGCCGTGTGCAGGAAGCCGTGAGAGAATTGGACTTTTCGCTAAGGAATGTTTCGTCTGCGGATGTTGTTCAAGCCCTCACGATTCCTAATGGTGCGACTCTTTATGATGTTCGTACCGAAGTTGTGACAGCAGAGGGTGGAGTTGCCACTGCTAATATTGGCGATACTGCCGATCCTAATGGATGGGATGATGCGGCCAACTTTAACTCTACTGGCTTCAATGCCACTGTTAAAGGAACCGATCCCTATGCTCTGGGTCGTCGGCTGTCGGCTGAAGGCACAATTGATATTGTTCCTGACAATGATCTTGATACGGCAGTTGTGCGTGTCTATGCGTTATATGGTCTGGATCAGATTGATGTCTAACTAGATCGGGGGTAGGATAAAACCTACCCCCATCTTTAAGGAGAATCATGGCTAAACTAAAAAAATCTGGCGTTGGTCAGGGTGATCTGGTTGATCTCCTGAACGACCTTGTTGACTATGTGAACCTTATATCAACAAAGGTTCCTGGTCTTAAACCTCTTTCAATGGATCCCACCAAGGTAGATCCATCAAAGGAGAAGTTTAAAATAACATCACATCTGGACAAGCAGTTGCGTAAAGATGCTGATGATGTGTTTGGTTTGGAGTGCAGGATTGCACGAAATCAAACTAAGATTAATAACAACCTTTCCAAATCTTATTCATATGGAAGTATAGCAGCAGGAAGCGCTGCCGAGAAGTCAGTATTCACTGCGCCAGACAAATGCGTTGTAAGAAACCTATACCTGACTAATGGTGCTGCACTTGCTATTGATGCGAGTAACAACACTAAACTTGAACTCATAAATAAGAAGGCTGATGGAACTGGCGCAACGGTACTGGCGACATTTGACCAGACCACCGAAGCGTTTGTCGCCTTCGATGTTGTGGTTAAAAGTTTATCTGATGTTGTTTTAAATAAGGAGGATGTGCTTTCTTTGAAAAAGTCTGAAACAGGAACAGGTGGTGCGGTTACTGATCTTTTGGTTGAAATAAATTACAAACCCTTCTAATTAAGGAGAACGGTTATGGCGAAAGCAAAGTTACGTTTCGACAATCTTCAGCAATCAGGTGACGAAAGTGCAAGACAGTTTGTTGCCAATCTTGCCAAGCAAGGTGTAAATGCAGCAGAGGTTGAGAAGGTACTAGATCCGATAACTGGTAAGTTGATCCAGTTACTTCTTACCCTTCCAGAAAGTGCTTCTCAAAAAGCCAGAGATGCCATTGCTGAAAATCCTGGCATCGTTTCAACTTCTCCTGTTGTTCCTGATCCGCTATTCATATTTGCCATTGATGCCACCGCTGGTGTGATACTTCAAGCTGCTTCAGGTATGACAGGTGTAGTAGGGGCGGAAAACTCCTTCGAAGTATCTGCTTCTGGTGATGAAGGACTTGGTGGCGGCCCCGCGCAAAGAGATCGTCTTGGTGTTTTGGTGGGCGATGTTGGGACTCCTCTCGGAAGTTGGGTATTTACGCAGAACAATATTGTTGCCCTTCCGAATACCTTTATACGGATTCAGGTAGAGGCTCTCGGTACTGCACAGCCAAGTTGGACAATCCAACTAAATGAGGCGTCTTTGAAATTTGATGGCGGCTCTCCATTGGTAATTGCCAATCTTGCACCCATTGTGGTAGCTGGAACAGATGCATTCAAGCGAAGTATACAGTCTTTTTGGGTTGATACTGCTGGCAAAATATATCCTCATTTTGAACAGGCAAATAGTGTTACCATATCAGGCCCAACCAGTTATCCAGATGCTATTGCTTTGGGTGCTGTTTAAGGAGGAATCATGGCAAGAGATTTACCAACTAAGGAAAAGGCTGGAAAGATTCTCAGGGAGGGGGAGATAAGAGGGAAACCTCTTACTTCCCCCCAAAAGGGATTGTTTGGTGCTATTCGTGGTGGACAGAAAATTCGCCTACAACCCAAAAACAGGCGATTGCCTGGTTAGGAGTAACCAATGGCATCAAGCGGATCAGGTGATTTCAATCTAACACGAAATGAGATCATTGAACGTGCCTTGCGTATTATCGGTAAACTTGAGCAAGGACTTTCTCCAAGTGCGGAACAGGTTGATGAAGCGGTTATCGCGCTAAACACTCTGGTTAAAGATATCCAGAATAAGGGTGTTTATCTCTGGACGCTATTGCGTGAACAGAAGGTTTTCACATCACCACCAGCAGAAGTGATTGGTACTGATGGTGTAAATTATACTTGTATTCTGACTCATAAATCATCGACCAATGATGAACCTGTTACGGGGCAGAACTTCAGCACTTTCTGGATTGCCCGTGGAACAAGCGGTGTGGCATGGGCAGATGCGATTGCGTTTGGTTCAGTAGGTGATTTTCTTCTTCCTGTTGATACGCTGGGGATTCAAAAAATATGGATAAGGCAGAATAATACCGATCTTCCCATGACGTTAATATCAAGAGATCAGTATTATGATCTCGCGCGCAAGGATACCGAAGGAATACCAGAACTTGCGTTCATTGATATGTTGCTTCCGCAGCCAACTGTATTTATCTATCCGCAACACAATCAAGTATCGAGGTTAAATAACCCTGTACATTTCCTACGGGAAAGAATGTTATTTGATTTTGATGCTACAACTGATACCCCTGATTTCAGAAGCAGATGGTTGAGGGCATTGTCATATGGATTGGCAGATGATCTTGCCGATGAATACCAGGTTCCACTTGCCGAAAGACAGATCATATCGGCCAAAGCAGAAAGATTCATATTTCAGGCTATCAAGAGTGATAATCGAGAGTTTACAGATGAAGAATTTATTCAACCCGCATATCCAACAATTGTCGATGTTCGCTTCTCAGGGCCGCAGTTATAAGGAGAAACTAAAATGGCTGATGCTGTTCAATCTGATTTTATCGCTGGCGGTATAATCGACCAGACTAACGGACTTCCGCTTGCTGGCGGTAAGTTAAGATTCTTTGATGCGGGAACTACCAATCCAACGGTTGTCTTTCAAGATGTTAAAAAGACTACACCGTTTACTCAACCTGTCATATTAGATGCACAGGGAAAGAAAACGGTATTCATTGATGGTGATGTCAAAATTCAAATTGACGATGCCAATGATGTCACGCAGGAAACACTTGATAATTTTAATTATACAAGAGTAGATGAATCCACAGTAAATAGGGATGTGGATTTTGTCAGTTCCACTACCACATTAACCACCGATCAAGACTTGATTCTTGTCAATACCAGTACTGGCAATGTCACGGTCAATCTTCCCACCGCATCAGGACTCAAGGGCAAAGAATACATTATCAAAAAGATTACCAGTGATGCCAATACAGTCACGGTTGATCCAAGTGGCACGGAAACAATAGATGGAAATCCCACATTCATAATAACCGCAGATCAAGAGTCACTTATCATTCGTTCCGATGATGTCAATTGGCAAGGTATTGGTCTGACTGCTGCTAATTCAGACAAGTTAGACGGTCTTGATTCCACCCAATTCTTGAGAAGTGATGTTGATGATGATGTAGATGGAAATCTTACACTCGCAAATGCCATCAATCTGTTTGGTAAGGAGACAGGCGGTATTGCGAGAAATCTGATTAGCATGTCACCAACCGATTTTGTTGGTGTTGGTGATGTAGCAACTATAACGGACATCAGAGGATCGTTAGTCACCATCAATGGTAATCTTGCGTTCCATGCTGGCAATGATGGCTCAGGAAGCGGTCTTGATGCCGATCTTCTCGATGCAATTCAAGGAAGTCAGTTTTTAAGATCAGATGTTGCTGATGAAAAAACAGCAGGAGATTTGACACTGGCTAATTCTCTAAACCTTCGCGGTAAGGATACTGGTGCTGTAGCACGAAATCTTATAACAATGTCACCTGGCAATGTAGCTACCATTGGTGATATTGCGACTGCAACGAATATTGTAGGAACACCAGACCCAACAGCCAATGGCAATACAATTCACACTACAACAAATGGTGGTGATGGAACAGGATTCGATGCTGATTTTTGGCATGGTCAACGGCCAAAGGTTGGTAGGGCAGATTTAGCACCAGGCGATACAGAATCAGCAGGTTCCTTCACACCCGTTACTGGATCATCTATTAATATTTTCAATGCAGATATTGGATCGAACACATTTGCATTATTCCGTGTAACAATTGAATATCAAACAAGCAATCCCAATGACCGTATTGAGGCCCATGTCCTTGTTGATGGAGTAGCGCAGCGTGATTGGATTGATACTTCAACAGGTGCATTGAATTTTCCAAGTACATACACATTTGTAGGTTCTGCCACTTTGATTGATGGTTCTAATCGGACTTTAACTGTTGAATTCAGGTCTGTCGATTCTCCTACCATTGTCACTGTAAATAAAACATTTATTGATGTCATGTTGATGACGAGCACATAATGCCTTGGAGAAATGTACCACTTCCACGATTGATTTATACCTCAGAAGATCAGGCTGCATTGCCTGATACTTTAGGGGAACGTATTGTTGATGCATATCTTGATGAACTTAATGTCATGCATTCGCGACCTGGCAAAGAAGAATTTTCCGATCTTGGAACAAGTGCGCCTATAGATGGACTATACTGGTGGGACAAAAAAAAGGTTCCCATTGCTGTATCTGCTGGCAGAATTTTCAGAATTAATTCTTCATCAGGTGACTTTACCGAGTTCACTGGTGATGAACTCAATAACAATAGCATTGTTACTTTCGCAGATAATGGTGATCTACTGTTGATGGCAAACGGTGGAAGGATTGTTCAGTTTGATAATGTTGGCAATACATCATTCATTGCTGATCCTGATGCCCCTACAACTGTAAGTCATGTAGCGTTTTTCGATCAGTTCATTCTTGCTAATCTTATCGGTAGTCAGCAGATTCAATTTTCAGAAGTCAATGATCCGACAAACTGGCGTGCGATTGATGTTTTCAGCGCAGAAGCGCATCAGGATGATATTCAGTCATTGCTTGTGGCTAACAGGGAAATAAGCGCATTCGGACAGGACTCAATAGAAAGATTTTTTAACAATGGTGTAACACCATTCAGAAGAATTGAGAATATGAATATTTCTCGTGGAACAATTGCCAAGCATAGTGTTGTTAATGCTAACGGTACATGGATATTTCTTGACCATGAACGCAGAGTGACAATGCTTACTGGAAACCAAGTAAGAATTATATCAATTCCATTTGCTAATGTCACTCGTGACCTTACCCCAGTCAATGATGCTGAAGCATTCTTTATGACCATTGCGCCACGAAGTTATTATGTACTGTCATTCCCAACAGCAAAGATCACGATTGTATATGATCCCACCACTAATAGTTGGGCTGAATGGGGTACATATAATATTGCCAATGATACCTATGGATTGTTTGATGCAAAAAGTTATGCGTATGCAAAGGACTTTAACTTTCATCTTGTTGGCAGCAGAACCAATGGAAAGATATTCAAGGTATCCAATTCAATCTTTCAGGATGATGGCAGCCTGATTAGACCGCTACTTCGCACTGGACATATATCTCATGGAACAAATGAGCGAAAGCGGTCTAATCAACTTGTCATTAGACTTAAGCGTGGATTGGGTTCGATCTCAGGTGATGAGCCGAAGATTTCCTTGAGATGGCGTGATGATAATGGGCCATTCAAACAGACTGTTACGTTGTCACTTGGTAAGATTGGTGAAACGGAATTTATCGCAAGGCGGCATCGAATGGGATCATATCGCAGAAGGCAGTATGAATTTGTTCATTCTGCCAATACAGATTTTGTGCTTGTAGACATTCAGGAAGATGTGGAGATACTTGAGACATGATTACTCTTGATGTGCCAAGATCACCAAGAAGTGCGCCAGAAAGTGAAGAGAATAGGGAGATAGTCCGATGGCGTGATCTGATTCAAGAAGCATTTGATAGAATTAATGGTCAGAAGATAAGTCACGATGATCTGATTGATGTAACGTCTGACCAACATCATCCGAAATTACATGCATCAGATCACAGTGATGGTGGTATAGATGAAATCATTGTTGAGAATCTTGCAACTGTCGAGATAGATACAAGAAAAGTGTTTCAACCCGATGGATTGGGAAGTGCAGATTTTGATGCTCTGGATGCAGATGAAGTTGATTTTGACGATACAGCATGTTTATTAGGTGTATCAGATGTTCAGGCGGCCATAGATGCTTTATGTAATTTAATTATAAATGCTGGTTCACTACCAATTCAATTCTCATTCTTCTCTGATTCCAATGACTATGTGGAAAAGGGTGGCAATACCTTTGAGGTTGTTGGAAACATTGAATTTGCAGGAACGGGAATTTCTACACCAACTGAATTCACCATCATTGCGAGTCGTAGTGGTTCATCTGGATCATCAGAAGTAAGATTATTTGATTTTACAAATTCACTTCAAATTGCATTGATTAATTATACAGCAGCAGGGAAACAGATTCACGTAGATTCTTCACTCACAAATCTGCCAGCAGGACAGGCAATACTTGAAGTGCAGTTAAGAAAAGTCACAGGTGACAATACAAGAATACATTTTGTTAAGTTGAGTGCGTAATGGCTGATCAAGTTTATAAATATAGAATCTGGTGCAATACTGATTCTAAGTACGAATATCAGTGGTCGGAAACTGCGATTACAAAATGTCCAGTAGATACATCGCATTCTGTAACATTGCCGTCTGTGATTGAAGGAACAATGTCATATACCGATTTGAATCCATCAGTACATAAAATGCTAGGACAGCATCGTCCCACTGTTACAACTGCTATATCTTTGTATGCCCCCGCAGTTGGTGTTCGTGGAATTATAAAATCAATTGTTGTTGCTAATACCAAGACTGCCGCAGGAAAATATACTATTTATATTGATGAAGATGGATCATTGTGTGATGATACAACAATGTTGCTAAGAAATAAAATTGTCAATGGTGAAATATCTGATATATACACATTCGAAGCATCAATAAAAAACCCAGGACACATATGTGTTCAAGTTGATGTAATAGACAGATTAACATTTACGGTATTTGGTTATGAAATATCATAAATATGATATACGATAAAATCATTGCAGGTGAAGTTAAAGACATCAAAGATATTTGTATAGAAATATACAAAAAGACATATCCGAATAAAGATTTGAATTGGAATACGTTCAGCAGATGGCTTAGAAATTCTATAAACAATAACACTGGTGTGGCAATTGTAATGAGGGATGATGACAAACCAGTGGGATTTGTGATTGGATTATTGACAATAGACTTTCATACAGGCAATCTTGTTGCTAATGAATTACACTGGATTGTAAAAGATGGATACAATGGCAATGGATTGCAGTTGATGAAGATGTTCATCCAGTGGGCAAAAGATATGTGTGCTGATGAAATATTATCTGGTGGTGACATTAAGCATAAGCGTGTATACGAAAGATTTGGATTCACTGCATTGAGAATGGAATATTACATGGAGGTGTGACATGGGTGTCGGACTTGCAATAGGATCAGCACTTGGCGGTATTGCTTCGGGCATATTTGGTGGAAGGGCGCAACGGAAAGGTGCTCAACGTGCTGGTGCTACCGCAGAAACAGCAGGACAACAAGCCGCAGAAGAACTTCGTGCCGCAGAAGAAAGAGCATTGGCATTAGGTGAACCATTCCGTCAAGCAGGACTTGAAGCATTGCAGAGATTCAGGGAATTTCAGATACCCCAATTGCCAGGTGTGCCAGGATTGTTACAACTTCCAATTCCAACTGGTGCGCCTGTATCTTTTGAAAGGGTTGCTGAAAGACCTATTGAGGAAACACCTGGATTTAGGTTTCAGCGAGAACAGACAATTCGTGCAGCGAGGCGTGCATCAGCAGCAAGGGGTCAGTTCTTTGCTGGTGCTGGAATTGAAGCTGAAACACAAGCACTTCAGCAACTTTCCGCTCAAGAAACTGTAAGACAGGAACAATTAAGACTTCAGCAACAGGCGCAACTTGCACAGATTGGCGCACAGGAAGCAGGACTGACTCAACAGGCACAGCGATTACAGCTTGGTGCAACAGAAGCGGAAAATGTCAGAAGGTTACAACTGGCTCAACTTCAACAGCAACAGGCATTATTCCCATTTCAGCAACAGACCGCACTTGCAGGGCAGCTTGCTGGTTTTGGATTGCCATTTATCAGTGGCGCACAACAGACTATTCTTGGCACTGGACGCGGTATCGCAGGTGCAATAACAGGTGCAGGTCAGGCACAGGCCCAAGCACAGTTACAAGCAGGACAGGCAAGAGCAGGAATATTTGGTGGTATTGGTCAACAGCTTGGTCAAATACCAGGATTGTTATTACAGCGCAGGGCATTGGGAATTCTTGAAAGAGGTTTTCCACAGCAACAGCAACAACCTGCGGGACAAATTGGCCTACCACTTGGAGGCGGTGGTTCATTTAGAGGATTTGTTTGAGGGAGATAAATATGGTTAATGGAAACTTGATACCAGATATTGCAGGTGGAATCAGCAGGGGGCTTCAGTCAGTTCAACAGGCCACAATTGCTGCGGGTCAATTTGGTCAACGTCAACAGCAATTTGGATTGCAACAGCAGCAGTTTGAACAACAGCAGCAATCACAATTGGCACAGCAACAGGCTCGTCAACAGCAGCTTGAACTTCAGCAGCAAAAACTTACAGATAAACAATTGCAGGATGATCTGGATATAGTGTTTAAATTTGAATCAACTGGAAATATAGAAGCTGCGAACAAGGCTTTTGAAAGTTTAAATTTAGGTCAAAGGACAGGATTAGGTGATATTATATTTTCAAAGAAGGTTGGGAACAGAACATTCAAACGGATTGGTAATAGATTATTTACAGTCGATCTTGATGATCCGAATCCACAACTTGAAGAAGTTCCATTCAAGCCTGGAACAGTTCCCCCATCAGACCCAACCGATGAAGAATCAAATGCATTAAATGATTTAATAAATATAGAAAGTAAAATAATGAAATTAAAGGCATTGCCAAGTGAAACAGATATTAAAAATCTTTCACCAGACATATTGAAACTTATTGCCATTACAAGACCAGATGTTTTGACAAAGGGAAAGCAAGACGCAGGAAAACTTCTTAAGTTATTGGAAGTTCAAAGAGATGAAGCGTTCAATAATCTTGGTAGATTTAAGGGTTTAATTGAAGCATCAGAATCAATTAAAGAACAAGATATTATAAGTGTCGAAGATATAGATTCTGTGTTTCGAGAGATATCAGCAGGAAGGACAGTTCCACCCGTGGAGTCAAAAGGGATATTGGACATTTCTACAGCAGAATTGATTCTAAGTAGACTTACTGATGATCCTTCAGTAGCAACACCAGAAGAAAAGGCTTTGGCAAGACAAATTGCGCTATCACTTGGATTTGAGGTTAAATAAATGGTAGATGTTTTTGATTTAGTTACCCAAGAGAAGAAAAAGCCTGATGTTGGTGGTGATGTTTTTGAGCAGATATCTCCCCTTACAGAAGAACTAGTTGTCAGAAAATCTGAACTTGAAAGAAACAACAGACTATTCTTGGAGGATATAAGGAAACTAAAGATCGAAGATACCGCAAGGAGACTTGGTGTTTCAGATAAAGAAGCTGAGTTTTTAAATAAAAGAATAAGGGGAATAGCAACCTTTGATGAGTTAAAAGGACGAGAACTGTCCAATCTAAGATCAGAGATTCCAGCGTTTCAACGTGCCGCACAAATTCCAAGAAGATTGGTCGAAGCACCACTTGGATTCCTTGGTGCTGTATCAGAAGAGCGGAGAAGGAGAATAATTACAGGGATTACGCCAGCACAGTCACGTGCGGCTTCCGAAGAAAGACTTGAGGATATCAGACAGCTTCCTTTTGTTGGAGGCCCATTATCACGTGGATTAAGAATGTTGCTTCAGCTTACTGGTGAAGTTCCCACTACCTCACAATTAGAAGAACTTGAAGCAACGAGAAGGGTACTTGAATCTGGTGAGGAATTTATTCTTCCTTCTGAAAATCCAATGTTTAGTGGATTGGGTGGAAAAATGAGAACAAAAGAGGGCAGGAGGGAAGTTGCATTTGGTATTGCTAGTTTGGCTACTTTGGGTGTTTCTCAAATAGTGATGTTGACATCAGAATCATTAGAAGATTTCCCACTTGGATTTATTAAAACATTTGAAGAAAAGCCTGGTGAAGTATTGGGATTATCACTGATCGCCGCACCAGTAGGCAGGGCTGCATTCAGAGGTATTGCGCCTACAGTCAGGGAGATGTCAAGATTGGGGGTCAGGAATGTATTAAAACGTAGGATACAAACAGCGTCACAAAAACTTGGTTTCACATCAGGCCCAAGACCAATTATTGAAAACGCAGAAGAGGCCGCATTAAGGACACAGTTTATAGAAACTGCAAACAGGATGGCAAGGCCAAGATTGCCCGCGCCAAAATCTGCAACAGAAATTGTTAAGCAAGCACCTGCTGGGAGAAAAGTTGATGCACTTGCCACATCATTTAAGCAGATTCCATTTGAGGAAGGGAATCTTCAACTTGCACATGCAAAATCTGTAACTGATCCCTTATTAAGATCAACACTTTCTACTCCTGCTCAAATGAAAGGTGTTGAGGTTGGACTTGCTGTAGTTGAAAAACTTGGTATCAAAAGAAATCCAAAGGTATCTGTGTCCAGTCAGGTTCTTGAAGCATTTACAACTTTGGAGGAAGCGGAACAGGCGGCAATGTTGGGAACACTGAAGGATGAATTGACAAAAAGAAATATGTCTATGGTTGAGTTCATGACAGCATGGAAGGAATCAGCAACACCAATTGCAAGGGAACTTGGTGCAAGATCATTGATTACTAAACGCATGGCAAAACTCCCTGTAGAAATTCAAGAAATAATGGAGAAAAGTCTAAAGACATTTTCACCTTGGCAACAGTTCAGATTTTTTTCTCAGAGATTTAGAAACGTATGGCGTGGAATGCTTGTATCACAATTACCAACAGCAATCAGGAATTTATCTGTGACCGCTATCAGATTTCCACTGGTTGCCATAGATGAAGTATTAGATTCTGTATTACAGAAGATGCTTTTTACCCCTAATGTACGAAGTCAGGGGTTACGTGCCGCTACTGAAAGAGCATTACAAGTTGTTCAGGCATCAGGAACAGTATTCAAGGAAACTTCAAAGGAAGTATTGAGAAGAATGACAAGGGGTAAATTTGTTGGTGAACCTAATCCTGGTATCAAATTAATGGAAGATGTGATCAAGCAATTTCCCAATGAAACAGAATCATTATTTACAAGATATGCTTCTGATGTTGAAAGGACGATTGCAAGAACAGGTCAATTGAGAAGTAGATTCGCAAAAGGACTTGATAGTGTTTTCACCAAAGCAGAGCAAGGCGTAACCACGCTCAACATATTCAATTCATCACAAGAATTTACAAGCAGAAAGATATCTGCTTTCTTGAGACTTCAGAAAAGTCTTGAAAAGAGAGGACTAAATCTTGAAAACATTAATCTTCAAAAACTTCAAAGTGATGATCTTGTAAGATTTGCAGATGATCTTACTGATGCAGTTGAGTTTAGTCTAAATATGACATTTGCAAATACACCAAAATCAGTATTTGGAAGGAATGTTGTAGATTTATTCAACAAGATTCCTATTGTCAACTACATTCAGGCATTTCCGAGATTTATGGTTTTATCTTGGGAGTGGGTAATTGAACACAGTCCAGCAAATCTTTTAAAACTTCTCAGTAAAAAAGAATTTGATGTAATCACAACGGGACTATCCAGGGGTCAGTTAGCACAGACACCAAGAAGGGTCAGAAGATTACTGCAAAGAAATACAAAGGAATTATCAAAAGCAATCATGGGTACTGGAATGCTTTTGTCCGCATGGAAGATAAGAAGTGATCCTGATATTGCTGGTGAGAAATGGTTTGAAATTAAAGTAGGAGAAGATCCAGATACGGGAGAGTCTACTATAATTGATGCAAGGCCATTTGCGCCATTGGCAACCTATTTGTTTCTTGCAGAAGTGGCAAGAAAAGCAATCAAGGGTGAGTCACTTAATACTGTCGATTTGACACAGGGAATATTCAGTGCGAATTTCAGGGCTGGTGCAGGATTGTTTCTCCTTGATAACGCAGGTGACATCATGGATGAAGTAAGGGCTGCTGGCTCACCTGCTGAAGCGGCAAAGGTATTGAGTAAAACCGCAGGAGGAAGATTTGTCGGTGAAGTTGGTGCTGGATTCCTCACACCATTAAATCAGTTCATTGATGTAATATCTCAATTCGATAAAGAAGAGGCAACGATAAGGGATAGAAGGGATGATCCGATCATTGACCCATTCATCGCCAAGATTCCGTTTCTAAGACAGATACTTCCAAAGGCACAACGACCCATTGGAAAGGAAAAATTTGTAAAAGAACTGCCAGCATTAAGAGTTTTCACTGGGCTTATCTTCAGAACAAAAACAGCGGCGACAAGGGAAAAAGATAGACTTGGATTCAGGGATTCAGACATTTCACCACGAACAGGAATACCAGACTTGGACAGAAAGATGGCAGAAGCAATGCGGCCCAAAGTGGAAGAAACAATATCGAGACTTTTAAAATCTCCATTCTACCAGGAACTTGATGATCTTGAGAAAAGGATTGTATTCAATACAAACATGAAAGAAATAAGAAAATTAGCAAGAGAAGAAGTATTCCTCAAGAATCCTAGGCTGGAAATGGAATTTAAATTGAGAAGAAAACCTCGTGACATTAGAAAATTAATAGATAGATTCATGAATCAAGAACCGTTAGTTCAGCCTGGTGATGAAGATTTAGATGTGTTTGACGAAATAACGGGAGGAAAGTAATGGCTACAATATCGCCAGGACTAAAAACAACCGTTGACACAGTGGTTAATGATCTCGTCACTGAACTTTCAGCAAAACAGACTACATTCTTTACAGCCAATAGCAAGTATTGGGAAGGACGACTTACACATGCAATAATTCCTGCTGATGGTGTTGGAACAGCACCCACAAAAACAAATAAACAAACAGATTTTGATGATTGGGATACATTTGGGGGTGGAGTGACGCTTCCCGCATTAATGGAATGCTGTGTTTGTGTTATTGCATATAATGGCCCACTTGGAAAAGGATATTGTGTTTATGGATTTGTTAATGAAGGCGCAATAAAATATTCCAGATGTGAGAATGTTGGCCCCGATACCTCAAGAACATTTGATTGGACAGAATATAATGAGCCTTATTAGTAGTGTCGTTGCTTACTATAAGCTGGATGCAGTCAGCGGAACCAGATTTGACAGTACTATCAATGCCAGCGATTTGTCCGATAACAATACCGTAACTAGTTCTGTCGGGAAAATAGGTAATGCAGCACAATTTTCCAAAGTAAACAAGGAGTTTTTGTCAGTACCAACCAACTCATTTGTGGAGATGGGCGATATTGATGTGACATTTGCAGTATGGGCAAAATTGGATTCCAAAGGAACTGGCACAAGAACAATTTTTGGAAAGACTGGTGTTCTGGCAGGGCAGTTTGAATATGCTTTAATTTTTGAAACCACACTAGATAGATGGAATTTTTTTATCAGATCGGGTGGCGTCTTTGTAAATGTCCTTGCCAATAGTTTTGGAAGTCCATCGTTAGGTGTATTTAACTTTTTCGTATGTAAGCATGATTCAGTTAATAATTTAATATCGATTCAGATTGATAACGGTGCGATTGACACCACGGCAGTAACGGCTGGTATCGAAGTCCAAAACAAGGATTTCAATATCGGAGCACGAGGCGAGGGAAACCCTGCTAACAATGTTTTCTTTGACGGTGCCATAGATGAAATGGGAATCTATAAAGAAAACTTATCCGTAAGCGATCTTGATACTTTGTTTAATGGTGGGGCTGGCCTTACGCATCCATTTATTGTAGGTCAAAGAAGATTGATAAGGAATGTTAATCAGGATATTAATAGAGATGTTAATATTTTGTTATCAAACGTATAATTTATTTTAGAAAGGAGATTTATGGAGAACATTATGGTACTTCTTAAACCGTATCTGGCAATACTTGGTGCTTTTACAGCACTCATGACAGCGATTGCGGCTGTCACGCCAACAACCAAAGATGATAAGGCGGCAACCATGTTGCAGAAGTTAGGAAAAATTGCTGACCGTTTTGGTATTCAGATCAAAAACCCCAAGTGAGGACTTTATGAAAAAAGGAAAACTGTTGGTTGCTGTATGCTTGTTGACTTCGGGATGCTGGTTAATGGAACCTATTGATGGCCCACAATCTACTGGTTCGGTAAGACAATATAAAAGTGATGGATTGCGTAGTGCCAAGACTCACGGTGAGCAGATCGGTGAGGGTGTGTCTGCTACAGGTCGTGCAGTGGGTGGCCCGATAGGATTCGGTATCATCCTTGGCGGGTTGGCACTGACTAAACTATTCAGAGAAATGCGTAGAAAGAAAAAGAAGTAAAATATATAAGGAGATATTCACATGAAGGGTGAATCCGTTTCTGCGTATGCCAAAAGACTTGACAGAATTGATGAAAAGATACATAGGTTGCATAGTGAATCTTTACAGTTGCTTGGTGAAATCCAAATAAGGAATAGCGGCTCATGGTTAAGGACACTGAAGGGTATTCTCACACACAAGATAGCATTGACGGACTTAAAAAGGAAATTGATAGGATCGAAAAGGAGTTGGAAAAGATAAGTAAAATTTCCTACGAATGGGTATCAAGCGCAGCAAAGATGGATATCTATCTTAACCGCGCTGACAAGAACGAAGAAAAGCTTGATGATATGTTTCTTGCCGTTGGCAGAGTCCGTGAAGGTCTTGCAGTCCAGAAAACAAAGATGTGGGTGGTGATGATACTTGTATCTATGGCAATATCTGGGATTGTGTCAGCGGTCATCATGAGGATATTTGCCTGAACACCAAACATCAAAAAGGTAATTCGCTATTATCACGAGGAGGATGAACAGAGTTATCTTTTCGTACACTTCCCTTCCCTTTCAATAACTTCCTCAACCTTTCGTTTTCATCCATGAGTGAATCGATGCAGCCACCATGCTCATAGTGTATGTACTGCATCTCATATGTCCTGATTAATCTATGTCTATCTGTGATGATCATCTTGCAGCGATTGCATGTGATTGAGTCAGGCATCACTTGCTTTGCCATTAGCTATTCTCCGTAATTCTGCGTTTACGATTTTCTATACTTCGCTTCTGGTGCTGGGCCCAATCCACTCCGCATAGAGAATTTCATCTGTTCTATAACCATACGCATCCCAAATCCTATCCCATGCCTTTGCGTCCAGTGTTGGTTTATTTTTCTTTGGCATTACCCTGGCTCCCCTTGACAACATCATCATCCGTAATTCGCAATGCCCACAATCCATCTCCACGCTCAATCCATTGACCTACATTTATCGACCTCCCATCATCTGTTTCAGCCTCAACAAATCTTCCTGCCTCATGGCTTGGTGGGCCATCAAATATGATATTTATAGCTGGCATAAATCCCTCCAAATTAAAAAGACGGGGGCATCGAAGCCATGTTGTGTTTAGTCATCATCTTTCTTTAAGCCAGTAATCAGTGGCCTTAATATCATTCATCAGTCTCGCTACTTTCATTTCAAGTCTACGATTGGATGATTTTAGTTCTTTGATTAAATTGGTTGCATCTATCAACAATGATTTTTCGGTATTTAGCGCCATGGCCAATTCGGTACTTTCTGGATAAACCTGTTTTATGAAATCTGTAACGTATTTAGGATCACTCATTCACCTTCCTCCATTGCTCAAATCCTTCCACATGAGGTTTCATCCATTCAGAGTGTGGATACATGTATTCCTGAAACATATTTACTTTGGCTTGTATATGCAAGTGACATCGTTGACAAAGTGCGGCAAGATTCCAATCTTCACACAGACTTTTATCAGGCACAAGATGATGTACTGTCAGGATACGCCACCCATCACGGCTATGAGCATGACCACATCGTTCACAACACCAGTTATTTTGATCCTTGATACGGGCTGAGATTTCATTCCAGTTATCAGGATATACATCATCAATATTCATTCTTATCATTTCGTCCTTCTTGGCTTTCCATTCCTGGGTGATGATATATCATTGGCCTTGAATCCATCATCACCCTGATCGCATCAAAATGGATTGGATAATAATTATGATTCATAATACCTACATCGAGACATTTCCCTGGGCCTACATATGATCCATGAACATGACCATATAAATGCCATGAACCCTTGTGAGATCCACGCCAACAATGACATGGATAGTGATGCAGATATAACTTCTGATTGTTATGTCTTAGATACTTGGCATCATCCCATGATGCGAATGAATCCCAACATTTAAGCGCACGTTTATCATCATGATTACCCTTGACAAAATGTATCCGACCATTCATCCTTTCAAGATATTTTATAATTGTTGCGTTATCGAGAAAAGCAAAGTCACCTAAATGCCACACATCATCATTGAGCCTGACCACTTCATTCCAGTTCCTAATGATTGTCTCATCGTGATCACGCACCGATGTGAAGGGACGCTTATCGTACTTGATGATTGCTTCGTGACCGAAGTGTGTGTCTGCTGTGAACCACATTGTATTTAATTCCAGCTATGACAACCGCAATAGAATCTATCAAAATCTTCATTTGGTTGATGAACAAAAAATGCCAACTCTATAGATGATGGCATTTCACATCCACAAACATCTTTACCCTTACAGCCATCACATTCATTTCTGCTGGGTTTTCCACCGTAATAATCACACCTTGCCATCCTCCCTTCAAGGTTTGGCTGATCCTCCATTACATCCCCACAATCATGTGTGAAGCAATACGGTTCCATGCCTGGCCCTTTTCGTGTCATTGGCCTACATCCACATTCCATCAGAACATCCATTGATTCAGACATAATAAATCTCCAATAAAAAGTGTCTCAACATAGTAGCCGTTATCCTGGGAAGATGCAGTTAGGACGCATCTTAATACATGTTTCCATGCATAACAGATGTACAACGGGTTTGTTTCAGCTTTGATCTCTGCCCTTTGCTCTTTGAAAACCTTAGCTTTCGGCTTTGATCGTTTAGCTTTTAATAGTTTCGAGTGCCTTACCATTAGGCTACGACCGCATAATAGCGGTCGGCAGGAATCGAACCTGTATCGCTCGGATTGGCTTATAAGGCCGCTATGGGATGGCTTTCAACACCATCTATCAGTATTCTGTATCGTCAGAATAAACGCCTATACACTTTATCCCACTTCACTATCTAAGACACAAATTTTTAACCAAACAAATACTTCAACACGCACAAGGTAAAGAGGCATGTGAGCGTTGCAACAACTATGAATGCAAGTGTCTCCATAATTTAATTCAACTCAATCGGAACTGTCGCATTCTTTAAACTCAATTGACCATCCAGATCACCAAGGATTGTTTCCATTTCCTCAAGTTCCTTGGCGAGTTTAACTTCATCGACATGAACAATCACATCGGTTGGCTTACCTTCGCCATCACCAGATCGTACACTAACATGCTTTTGGTGGGCCTGATCCCTGACGCTCTTAACGGAACTTGACAGCCGATCAAGCAATCCCTTCTGAATCGGGGATACTTCCCTGCGCCACACAAGCCATTCTGCAATATTGCGAGTCTTGCTTCCAAGTGTTATATCGGTACTGAGATTACACCTTTGAATGGCAATCCTGATATCAACCATTCTCTGCATGAGATCATTGATTGCCTGACGTTCATTATCAATCATCTTGATAGAACCGCCATCTTTATCAAGTGGGTCTTTGAGCAAGTCCTGACGCGCAACATTCTCAAGGATAAACTTTCGTTTCTTGTCGATACGTTTCACTAACGTTTTCATTTCTGCCAATGCTTCCGTGATTGTCATTATCATTCTCCATTGAAAAGTCAATTAGTTTTAATAATTCATCATCTTTGAGTTTTGAAACGCACACATTGATGGAGTCCTGATCCTTGCTTTTCATTCTTATTGCAAATTTAAAAGGATCAAAACCACCATCAACATGTGTACTGATATATTCATCTGCGAAGATCATTCTTTGTGCGTTCCTTCAACTTCACGCTTTTCACGATCCCTTGTTCTTTTATCCAGCCAAAGAAGTGCTTCCTCAAGTTTCGTAATTGCGATTGAATTCTCACGACACTTGAATTGACTCTGTTGATAATGATCAATTCTTTGTCGTGCTGCTTCGATAACATCCTCAACGAACGCACCATTTGATCTTTTTCTTTCATCACCACGACCAAGGGGGCCATCCTGCCAATCAATATTAACACCAACCCCCCTGACTATTCCTCCTGCTGGATTTCCTTGTGCATCTTTATAATTTGATACTTCCGTAAAACCCTGCATCATAATAATTTCTCCTTTATTTTAGTATCCTTCTTTAGTCCAGTAACCAGACTCAACTGATTCATCAATCCAGCGAGTCTGTTCAAAATAAACATCTCCGATACCAGGGACATTGACCTTGCCCACCAACACGGGATCAGGCTCGATCTTTTCAACCATGATATCAAGCGGAACCCACCACAACTCCATTGAGTCAAACTGCTTCTTGACCTTTTCGGTCTTGATCGCAGTGATGGCTTCCTTGGTTGGGGGTGGAACTTGCAACTTCAACTCATAACCACCGTGGTTATACATTTCGCTACGTGCATCCTTGAGGGATACCACCTTGCCATCCTTGGTCGCATAACCCTTCCACATCAAAGGCGCAGGAAGTTCCACTGAAAACACCAGGGGAATTTCGAACTCGACCTTATCCTTCTCCATCTTCCTCAAGGTCGCGGTATCTTTCCTGACGATCTTGAAACTTCTCTTGAGTTTGGCACACCGCTGTAGTGCCTTCTCAATCTTGGGAAAGTCAAGATGAATCTTGTTGGACATGAATGGTACGGACACCACCTTTTTCAGTCCATCCAAAACAGTTTCAATGTCACAGATTGCTTTATCTGTAACATCATGAGCAATATCTTTTACTTCACATGCTGGAATAAATTCTTCCATGATTCCCTCCTTTCTGTTATTTAATGTAATCAAAAATGTTATTGTTTTTAGATTCTTCTTTTTTTTCTTTGATACCAAATGAAACCAAAAGTTGTCTTTGGTAATCTGACATAGATTGCATACCCATCATTGCCCTTGCTTGATTAACACCAGCAAGATCAACACCCATAAATCCAGCAGACATAGCCATCTGCTGTTGCTGTTGCTGTTGCATTGCTCGCTGCTGCATTCCTTGTTCTCTCATTGCTTGTTGCTGCGCTCTTGCCTCAAGCATCATCGTTTCTTTCCGAAGATCCGTACTCCTCATTCCCATCATTTCATTTGCATAATCTTGAAAACTTTTTGATGTTGTTAATGCCACTTTATCTTCCTTTTTATTGTCAGAAAATATTAATACTACCAAATCAATAAATATACATATAATTATTGAAACACAAATTATAGATATTAATATTGTCACCATATTTAAATCACAAACAAAATAGCGGGTAGGAGAATCGAACTCCTTTGAGAAGCATATGGGGCTTCCGAGATAACCATACCTGCCACCCGCGATTTATATTTACTTTCTTTTCTTCCAACTTTTTCTCATGGCACGAGAAAGTTTATTACGTGCCGCAACAGACATTTTTTTTCTTTTCTTCTTCTTCGCAAAATACATCTTTCGGCCTTCTGCCAATGCCTTCTTTGTTGCGTCAGACATTCCCTTCTTCTTGCGTTTCTTATACTTTCGTTTCACCGCAACAGCACCGTTGGATTGGGGCTGTCCACCAATCACCTTCAACACTGAATTGAGACTTCTCAATTGCAATGTAAGTAATCTTATTTCCTGCTTGACAATGTTAATCAGCTTCTTCAATGACCTCACCCTCCTTCATATTGCACATTCATCACGACAAAAAAATCCTTCATCTGTTTCAATACAGCAACCATCGCATACTGGTTCCTCGCATTCAGTATTATCGCAGTAAAAAGTATTCGCATCATCATCCATGCAAATAACACATTTAATTTTTTCTGGTGGACTGTTAATCTTTATCATTGATAATCTTGTTCAACCTTATGGTTTCGGCCTTTAAATTAATAATCATACCCTCATAAAAATCTAGGCTATTAGCTTGTATTATGATACGTAAAGATATACGTTCAAGTTGATCATTTTTCTTTTTGACCTCAGTTCTTAAACGGGCTTGATCTACTTCAAGAAATGCCAAACGTTTTGATTGCTGAATCAAATGGTCTGTCGATGTCAATGTTGACGATGGTTCGGGGGTTTTCTGAGTACCACTTGTTTGAGTTGATTTGGTAGATTTGCGAGTCATTATGCCAGAACACTCCTTCGAGAGAATCAAGTATCATTTTTTGAAGATTGTCAAGATCGGGTCTACCAACATGCTTGACCGCAAAACCAGCCATATCCTTTTGTTTCTTCTTCGATGCGCTTTGTGGTATCGGCATATAGAAATACAATGACAACATAATCGGGTCAGTAATAAGTTCAGATGGCTTATAAGGCGTTGCCAATAATGCAAAGGCTTCTTCAGCACTCCGAGTCTTCGCAGGAGTATAAGCAATACCAGTCTTTGTGAATCGCGGTCTGCCTTTGGGAACTGGCACACCCGATATCTCGAATCTGATTGTATCAGATAGCATTTGTACATTGTATCACCTTCTCCTGCATTGGATATAGTTTTCTACCTTGATATTCGTCAATCATCCTGTCTACCGTTATCTGTGCCATACATGCAGTACAAGCCTTACGTTCTACTGGTTCACATAGACCATGTTTCATTTTTGTACGTTTTAAAGCATCCATGACTTCGTAATATTTATTTGATTCTTTTTTCAGTTCATTCATTTGAATTTCAATTAGCTATTTAAAACAGAATAGTCTTTAATGACTTCTCTTTTCTTATCCCTTCCACGTGCTTGCATATCCCACCAATATAATCCTTTATGTTTACCAAATAATCCACCGCTATTTCTAAAATCTTTAAAATGTCCTCTACAAATATGAATTGCATTTTTCAATCCTTGTGATTCAGATGTGCTTTCATCCAAAATCTTTTTTATGGGTTCAATATTTAATGTGTAATATTTAAGTATATGAATTTTATTTTTCTTTCTTCTTATTCTTATTAGTTTCTCATCAATATTCTTTTTATCTATAATTATATTTTTACAATGACAAAAAGATATTGCCAACAAACAGGGAAAAATAAATTCTGATAATGTAACCCCCCACAAATCTTTTTCTCCTACTCTATTTACTAAATCTCGTCCTGCAATATGAATAAATTTACATCTTCCATTATTATCTTTAAATATTTTTATTACTCCGTTTCTGTCAAGCACAAATTTAACACTACACCAATGACTTTTATATTTCATAACAGGAGAATACATAAAACAATGTAATTCTAAATGCCAACCATTATCTATTTTTTTAGAAGCTGCCAATACACCTAATTCGGAACCATTCATAAATGATCTATCTATTATTTTTCCATCAGAATTTGAAAAAAGTGGCGGTTTCCATTCCATCCATAACCAAGGCCAAGGTAAAACACAATTTGGAAAATCTTTATCTAATTCCCATTCTTCTTGTGATGTACCTTCAAAATAATATCTTACTATATTTTGAATCTTGAAAATAGTGATGTTTTGTTTGGTTTCTGGAAACATAGAATAGATTTGTTTTAAATGTTCTTTAATATTAAATCTATCAATAATCATTCTTATCCTTCCTGCATGACACGTTTGATTGTGGGATTGTTCATTGCTTTGGAAACTTCATTTTCAGACACTTTTCCACCACCCAAGCTATTAACGGCATATTGACACAACTTTACCAAATCACGCACAGCCTGTTTAAGTTCTTTGATTTCTTCATCACGTTTATCAACTAGGCGCGCCATTTTAAGAAAACACTCTGCCTGTGTTTCTGATTTTCCAACACCACCCATTACCCCTCCCAATTATTTTCATCCTTCCACAGCGCAAAAGCATTACTAAACATTTGAAACTGGTGCTTGGCTTGATCCGTGTACTCAACCACAATTGTCTCACCAGGCTTACTAGTTGACATGAGAAATGATATCAATCTGATTGATACTGAGATATTCCTGCCTTCGGCAATGGCATGACTGTATGCTGAAAGCTGTCGCGGGTCTGATTTGTATGCTGCAACTTTCTTTCTGGACTTATAATCCACCAGAATATAATTGCCATTGTAATCACGACCTAGCAGATCACATCGACCACCATATCCAAGTGTAGTAGGAATGGTAAACTCAATCTCTTTTGCCTGTGAATCGTCAATATTTTCAGAATACCAATCACCAAAGCAATCAAGATACGGCTTGACCACAGACTCATTCATCTTGGTATGCTCACAGATAACTTCGATGGGTTCATCCTGCAACCACATTGAAATCGCATCATGAATGCTTGTGCCAAGTTCTCTGCCAACCTTGGATTGTTCATCGGCAAGTTCAATCACCTGATTCTCCCATTCAGCGATTGCCGCTTTCATGATCTCTTCCTGCCATAACTGCTTGGTCTTGAACTGAAACTTCTTGATCTTGTTTCTCATGATGCTGATGACTTCATCAATCTTGATCTTTCTTGCAGCACCAAGAATCTGTCTCTTGATCCAGCGATCAAGCACACCCTTGGCGACGATGCGATCAATATGTGTCACTGATGGTTTGAGATTCAACTTTCTTGCATCACGCAAGTCTGTCTTTTTCAACCCTGGCTTATTGGCATACGGAACCTCATAGGCAGGACGACCATCTTCATAATACCAGTGTCCAGACGGAATCAATCTGGCATTGGTTTCCCTGATTGCCTTGGCAGTTACTTCCGCAGCGGGTTGTGGTGCTTCTGATTCAATAATCTCCTTGCTCTCCACCGAACTCTCTGGCTTCTGCTTCGGTGTCTGTTTCGACTTGCGCTTGCGCTTCGTGTACTTTCGCTTGGGCTTTATTTGCGTTTCCACTTCCGTCATTACTTTTCTCCCTTAAATTTTCTGGATTGACAGATTTAACAAACTCAATAATTTCACTGAAATCCTTACGCTGAATATCAGTGCGATGCTCATAACCGAATGTTTCTTTAATATATTCTTTTACCTCTTCTTCTTTCCAGCCACTATTTCTTGATATCACAAATAGAAACTTCCTCTGCTTGTCACTGATCTTGCGGGTATCAGTGGGGTCAACCTTGTACTTGGTTTCTTCCTGTCGCGCTGGCGCGGGTTGTGTCACAGCGGCAGGTGCTTCTTCTTCTGGTTGCTGTATTGATTTTGCCTTTGCGGGGGCAACCGCCTTTGGCTTAGGATTTGCCTTTGGCGCTGCCTTAACCACAACAGTTTTTTCGACAACAACATCTTTTTTCTTCGCCGCACCATCCTCACGCCAGGGATAATCAAAAGCGGCACGATCATTTCTACGCCACAGCAATTTTTTCTTGCCTTTGATCTTGGGGGCAACACCTTCACACCAAACATGGGCTGCATTTAACTCCTGCCACTTGACTATGTATGCCTTGTCCCACAACTCACTGGCAACGCCAAGGTCTTTGCAGCACCGCATCATGGCATTGCTTTTTGCTGATTCAGCAGCGGTGGCGAATGTCATGTTTGGCCTTCCAGAATCCGAGATGTAAAATTCCTGCTCACCAATGGCGACTGATGCAAACGCACCGCCAATATGAAGTGATATCTGCCAGTAAACAATGTTGCTGATTTTATCAATCTGTGGCTTGCCATGCGGCATCAATGCCCATCCCATCGGGCCAAAGGCATTGTTGAGTACTCTGCGATACTTTATTTCTGGCAGATAAACGATTCCATCTGGCCTGATTTCAATATCATCTGGTTCTACTGGTGAACGCAATACTTCTGATTCCTGATCACTAACTGGATTCATTGACATTCCATTGAAGGGATCACGCGTAACTTCAACTACCTGGAAATCATCCTGCTTTGGGACTAATGCTTTAGTCGTTTCCTTTTCAGTCATTGGCTTCTCCTTTCTGTCTTTCGGTTAACATTGCATCGGCTAACTCAAATGCAGTCTTGGCAGCTTCTTCTCTGCATGACATTCTATTTCCATCTTCAATACTACACATTCCTGATAGAGCCTGACCTGCGAAATAATCCCTGAGTGACATGCCTGATTCTGGTTCATTGTCAAATTTCGAATCTGATTCTTCTGTATAAAATCCTGACTTTGGAAACGCTGGCCCGCCATTATGCATTATTCATCACCTTTCTGTTTAAGATATTCGTTAATGTATTCACGTACAAACTCAGAGAATGTACGGCCTTCGGTTGCCAATTGAATCTTTAACTCTCGGTATATATTTTCGTCCATGTATACTGATCTGTGGCAAGGATATTCTATTTCTTTTTTCATTAATTTCTCCCTTTGTAGGAGGACATTATCACATCATGACGCATGTGTCAAGACTTATAATAAATATATTTTAAAAAAAGTGGCATGGTGCAGGATTCGAACCTGCTTGTTGCAGTCCCCTTCCTGGGTACAGGAGAGATAACTTGCTCTCAAGCAGCTACCCACTGAGGCCAAGGCACACCTACTGCAACCCCCCTTGGTCGTCACGTTCCCACCGTGGTGACCATGCCATAAAGAGTGGGAGTTACACACACACCGATTCTGTGACGGTACCCAAGTCCTTACGGATATCGGGACTCCCACTCAAAATTAAAGTGGCGGCGATCACGGCAGATGTTGTAGGAAAACAGAGTAACCTACGTGTCCGCGTTCAGGGGAAGACATCCGCTACGCCGCCACATTATGAATATTTACAGGAGGTTGCCTAGAACAACCTCCCTAGCGAAGTCAAGAGTCCATTCGCCACCACTCACCCTATAGGGTAATTTAAAGAGCGATAGGCCAGGTTCCCCAACTGGCTCCCCATTCTCTACACGCGCCAGTACCACCGCCTAGATTTCTGGCAGAAATACGCGATCAACCACCCGCTGCCACGGGTCTATCGCTCAAATTCAATCACCACTTTATCACGAATATGACATTCATTACAGACCGCACCAGGCCCAGTAATGCATTCCTCACAGAACATTCTTTGACACCGGTGACATCGACGTACAGCCTTTGGTTTGTTGTCAAAGTCATGTTTTAGTGCCTGACATTTCATTGTTTTCTTTGAATCCTGTCAACTTAATTGCCTTCTTTTTGTCCATCAGCAGAAATAATTTTTGCCTGACATCTTCAGGTCTGGTAAATGTATCAAACTCACGTTCATCAAATGCATATCCAGCAGCCTCAAACATCGGATTGCCAACCACAACAATCAACGCCTTGTCTTCTGGAATATCAGAAAATGATCCTGGCATTCCTACTACTGTTGCACCATATTCCATCACAATATACGGTGCCTTACCAATTGTCGGCCCTTGTATGTACCATCCCATAAATACCTCCTATTTAATACCTACCATTAACATCCTTAACAACATTGTCATGATATTGATTTCTTCTCTAAGCCACATTGCGGGTGTCTACAAAAAATACCACTGATTTATCATTCCAGCCCACCCTGGGTAGGCCTCGCAAGCCTCGGAACCTCTGAGTGGCATGTTTAACTGCCTCCCGTGAGCAGCTTGAACGTGATTACCCATACCCAGGGATTAACGTCCCAGCCGAAACCTTTTTTGGCGTTGATGGTGTCCCAGAGAGATTTAAAGGAATATGTTGTTGCAGGACATGGTTCAGAGCATAAACACTTACATCTACAACCTTCTGCATAAGCATCTTTGCTTGAAATATCCCGAACCCTCGCAACTTTGACATCGGTGATTTCAAGTGTGATACGGCTGGCCCAGCGGGGCATATGGATAGGTGAACGCCATCTGGTAGGGATTTCTCCACTTTTACATCCTTTCCATGTGTAACAATCCGTTTCTGGATCAATAATCATTCCAGCCTTTTCACATTCATCGCCAGATTGCATCCACATTTCTTGCTCCCAATCTTCATATCCTAATTTATCGGATTCTAAACATTCAAAAATTTTACCATCTTTGAACTGAACTGTAATTGGTTCACCTTCATGCCAGCCCCAAACCTTCCATGCCTCCCGCACCCAAAGCCGATCTCCTGGGATTCCGTAGGGGCATTTTATAACACTGTGGAAAGCACTATGACCACTATCTTTATGAGTCGCAATAAGTGATAACTGTCCGTCAACTTCTTCATGAAAATCCCATTCAAAGCCTTTTGAGATTTTTTCTGGTGGTTTCCAAACCCGCCGTGTCTGCGTCTTGCGTTTATCCTGAATGGCAGGGATCATCTCACCACTGAATATTATAGGCCGTTCTTTCAACTTACCCACTTTTTGTCTGACAAAATCTTGATTTGATCCAATATGAGCTTCTTTTTGCTCTCCCTATCTTTATCATATTGCGCTTGTATATCACGTTGTTGTGCATTATTGCGTCGAGTTGTGCGTTCCTGCATCACGGACTTTAGCTTTTGTGCACCACTAGACGAACCATCATCTGCTTCCCAATCCTTTTTGACAGTATTGTAGGACATATCCTCTTTCCAAAGCCCAAACTTGGTAGCGAAGTATGGAAATGATGCCATTTCCAGCTTCTTCTCCATCTGCAACTTTGCCAGGTAAGACTTGAACCGCTTCAAAACCAATGCTTCCCCATGGCGGTCAATGAGTGGCTTTAGGAATTTACCAGCCATACCGAATGGAAAAGTACCACCAAGATAAAACATCCACATTTCGGCAAAACCTGTTATCCAAGACTGAGCCTTTTTAGGCGAGGTCTTGCGCTTGCGCCTCACGTACGTAGTACTATGTCTTTTATTGTCTGTTATTATAAGGTCGTCGCCCTCCTTGATTACAGCTTTGTAGCCCTCCTTGATTACACGTCCCCTCCTTGAGTACAATTTCCACTTTCCATAATTCATGTTGAATGAATAACTTAGCATTTTTTTGTAGCCCTGCTTGATTACAATAATTTGCAAGGATTGTAGTAAGTGTATGTTACGATGGACGTTCTGCCTACGGATGTTTGTAGATTCCCCGATTTCTTTAAGTGACATAACCGCCCATTTCTTCTGCCAGCCAATCGTTTTTCTTATGATGAAACCCAGTACTTGTCTTGCTTCGCCTGGCAGATATCTTTTGTATAATTCTTCCCAAACATCATTCGTTATCCTGACTGTGCCTTGCATACTTACTTACCAGATGATAGCGCGAGGGTATCTGTGTGTGGCCGCTTGAGCGTTGCCACGCTACGGACGAAGGTAGGTACAGAATACCCCCGCGCTTTTGAAATCAATTGTAGTTAATTGGATTCGTCCGTAGCTTTTTCATTTCCATACAAAATAACAGATCAATCAAACCTTGTCAACTCTTTTTAATAAAATCTTTTTACCGTTTAAAAATACCTTGGCCTTTTTGTATCCTGATTCGTGTAAGGCATCCAATAAATCCCTTGTGATTGCGATTGCCTCACTTCTGGAAGCGTTGTAAAACGCCCAGAATTCCACGTTTAGAGACGGTTTGCGTTGCATGGTTATTTCATGGTCTGGCATTGCTTATGTCCCTTTATGGCCTATTTGCATTTCACGTATTTCTACTAATATTTCTTTCACATCAACAATCATATTGTTCAGCTTGGCTTCTAATGTCCTCACTGTTTCAAAATGTATTTGAAGTTTCATGGTCTTTTCTAATTGATCTGGGGGCTGTTTGGTTAATTCATCAATCATTTCCGACTGTATTTTTAAGTTACGTTCAGCCTTGCATAATGGACAGTTATCATCCTTGTCATTCCAGATAACCATAGCATGTTGATGGTTATTACATATAAGAAAATCGCCTTTCATTCTAATCCCCTTTCTGGCCTATGGCCTGTTAGTCCTCTAGACTGATTATCATACTCTTGTCAACGTCACTTTCTGATACTGCATCTACTATATTTTTCTCTAGTCTGTTAAACTCCCTGATGGGAATTACACATTCTGAATAATTTATCTCTTCCCATTCAAGGCCAGATTGTCTTAATTTTGACTTAATGTTGTCACCGCTTGAACCGTAACTAGCATGTACGGTGAATCTACGACCTGTTTTTGTGCTGGTCACTGTGCTGTAGTTGTAGCAATTACCGTACATATCACGCTTTGATACTGTGGTATTGATGATGAATCTGATCATGATGTGGCCCCCTGTCTGAGTAAATGGTGATAATATTCTGCGTCTATCTTATTGTCAAACTTAGCAATAAGGATACCTCCCGTGTCATTGCTACCGCCAGTCGCGTATATTCTACAAACGTCTTTCCCATTCTCATGAGACATTACAACTTTTACTCCAATATCCCAGCCACGAATGTGACCTTCAATCCCGCTTGACTTGTGGCCTAAACGTGTTACTTCTCCCCTTGAACCCTTGATACTCGCATAAAATTGTGCCATAAATCCCCCTATGATATAGCCTTACGGCATATGATTAAAACGGTTAGACTGCTTACATCGTATTCGTCTGCCAGGTTATATATCTCCTTGAGGCCGAACAGATAATACTTGCCCCATTGCGATATGATCTTGTTGGCTATGTCTTGTGCGGTCATGGTATTCCTAATGATTTGACTTTATGAACATTGTATGATTATTATCTGGCAAAACATACCGATTGCAACACATACAAAAAAACTTTGTACCTATGGCTGTCTTTGATGGTTGAGGCTGGCATATAAATGGCAGATGTCCTTTGTAGCAAATGAGATCGCCTAAGCGATACAAGGTAGGAATTGATTTTATCCGTCTTTTCCTTTTACTTTTAAGTCCCATCAAAATTATCCCCTTTATTCTTGCCCTTATCGCCACACTCCGTAGAGTGCGGAGTAAAGGTAATTTAATTGATGATATTTGCTTTTAGAAATCCTTGCCTCATTGTCCACTGGTGGAAAGTACCCATGGGAATTCTTTTGACCGCCCAGTATTTGTATGATCCCCTGGACGTATCCAGCTTGACAACGGCATATTCTTTAGCATCGGTATTCCAAGGTAATCCAACTCTTATAATTTCAGCATAAATGTATTCCTT